TAGCTAGTTCCGGGGGTTACCCCGCAGGGCCATACTCTGGAGAGTCTGTAAGGCAGTAATCTTAGGATGAGGCGCGCGTCTGCGCTATCGTGCGTTAAGTCCGAGAGGGCATCTCTTAAACTGCACCTTTGCCGGAGGCTAAACACCTAAATATGAAAACAAATACAGAGATCGATTTAGGGCTAGGGGTGGTGCGTGCTGTTATGAAAACAGCTCAGGATTTAATCCTGCCCCCGTATCAATGCGCATCAAACGCTGATGTGTCTTCAGTGTTTTCCTTTAGTGGTGGTGTCACTAAAGATGAAATCAACGACACAGCGGTTTACTCAATCGTTTCCTTGGGGAAGGAAATTTTGAGAGTCGATGCTATTAGCAACAGAAGATTGAATACTATTGTCAGAGTTTCAGTTGGAGCTGCTATTTTCGTCGGCGCAACTTACAAGGTCACATCTGTCCTTGTTAGGTATAAGAACTTTATAAGAAATAGAGAAAAGAAGTTATTTGACGAAATCGATATGTCCATCGACAAGTTGAGTAACAGGCTTGTTGCCTTTTCTAAGGCCGACACGCTAGTTCAGACCACCCATAGTAACTTGTTAACAAGTGAAATATGTGAGTTGTATGACAAGGGCGCTTTTAAGATTGAGTGTTTCAATCCTGCAGGTATTGTGTTTCTAACTTTTACCAAGGATAATATAGCTCAAATCAGGGAAGTGCATGATAATGACCTCACCATTGGTGAATATGCTGAAGACCTTATGGGGATCTCCAAGATTAAAGAAAAGGAGAAAGACAGAGGTCCTAAAGTAGTTGCCAGTTGGAGAGGAGTCGCTGATGCTGGGAATTGTAAGTTCAAACAGATTGAACCAATTACAGTTTCATCTTCTGAAATTTTGGATCTTGGTCGCTCGAGATCTAATAATAACAGTAAAGAGAGGTATCGCAACAACTGCGATGGGGCATTGAACTTAGGCCTTGTGGCATTCCTTTACAAGAAAAGGGATGGTCATGGGTTTAATTTTCTTTACCAGGTCAAAGAAAAGTCTGATTGGATGAATTGGGGTTACAGAGCGTATTTTTGGTATTGCCGTAGAGTTTACGGTATCCATTATATGAGGTATTCCTACTCCAGATATGGGATGTTTTACACTGAAATATTTCCTGATCTGGGGGTCCACGAGGAGGCTTATAAACATAGGCATCGAGTTAGACTCATTTCTGATAAAATACAGATGTCCATGACGAGTACACGTGGATGGCATGAGGCTGTGTTCATTAGCCGGATGAACGAGACTCTTGGTGGTGTTGAATCCACCGCCGGTATGGGGCATAAGCTTCCATCCTATTACATTAGCGCAATCTACCGCGACGTAAGAAAGATGGTGCAGAGCTCCTTGTGCTCCAGGGAAAGTAGCGAGTGACTGATTGAAACACGAAGTGGGATATCCTGCCGTGTCAAACCCAGGGTGGAACACCCCGTGTTTAATCAATCAATTTACAAGCTACAAGTACCTGTTACCCTCGGAAATCAAGAAGATTATGAAGAGGAAGAAGGTGTCATAGGGTTAGAACCTAAGGTTGTTGTTAAGACGGTTTTGAGCTGTCATTACAAAGGCCGTTTAGGGAAAACCCCTCGGCATTTTGTTGGGCCCCCATCAGTCGTGGGGAAATATGAGTGTTATGCCTCGACTTCGCACAATTTATTTGTGGGCATAGTTAATAGGGTCTTATTGATCAAAATCCCTGATGGGATGAATCCGTTAGATGGGACAATCATCAACGGGTTTCTTCTCGCAGGGTCTCAGAAAGTATCTGGGTGGGGTAGTAAGTCTATGACTTCTATCGGATGGAAACTAGCGTGCAAATTAAAACACGTTAAGCCCATCTCTCGTTCTGATGTTGTTGAGAGTAGGCCTAGGGATAAATACCAAGCTTACTTTGACAGCAATGTCGATGTTGATTTCCGTGAGGGGTTAACAAGACATGATGGGACACTTCAAAACTTTGTGAAGTGGGAACTAAGTTCTCGGTCAAAAGAACCTCGGATAATCAGTCCTAGATCTCGCAATTATAACTTGTTTCTTGGGAAATACATTGTACCATTGGAATTACCATGCTACGGTGCCATAGACAAGCTGTGGGGTTCGAAGACTGTTTATAAGCATTGTTCGCTTAAAGAGATGGCTAACGGCTTCGTTGAGAAATTTGGCGAATTCTCTTGTCCGGTCGCGGTAGGGCTGGATGCGAGCAGATTTGATCAACATGTGTCTAAACAAGCATTGTTGTTTGAGCATTCTGTCTACAATTCAGTGTACCATAGTGATGAATTATGGTCACTGTTAAAACGACAGCTTGTAAATAACTGCTTTGCTCGTGGTGACTTATATGACATAAGGTATAGAGCTTATGGTAGAATGTCAGGCGACATGAACACCTCATTGGGAAACGTCATAATCATGACTTCCATGCTTCTTGATTGGAAAATAAGAAACAAATTAGAGTTTACTCTGGTTAACAATGGGGATGATAGTGTTGCTGTCATGGAATCAAAAGACTTGGAACGCTTTCTGTCGTGCTTTGATGAGTTTTGGAACCTCTATGGTTTCAACATGGTGGCTGAAGAGCCTGTGTATTCAATAGAGCATGTCGAGTTTTGCCAGATGAAACCAGTTAAACTGGATTCTGGCTGGATGATGGTTAGAAAACCAACAAGCGTTTTCAAGGATATGATTGCGATTTCTACCAAGGGCGTAGTGAAATACGACAATTATCTTTGTGATGTCGGATTGTGCGGATTGTCACTCTATTCAGACTGCCCAATACTGGGGCAGTTTTACTTTGCATTGTCCAAGCTTGGTAAGCCTTCCGGAGACCTAGAATCCGGATTGTCTTACTGGGCCAAGAGGACTAATGAAGTAGATTACTGGAAAGAGGTCGTCATTCCGAGAGACTACTCCTTAATTGCTTTACAATCGTATTGCAAGAGCTTTAACCTTGATCCCCATGTCGTCTCCTCTTTTGAGGAGCTTGTTGCATCTGATTTGCACGCCGCAGTCGATATGCTGTCTCAGTTATGTAATGACTAAATTACGTACTGTGAATAATGCTAGCTCCGCAATGAGCCAATCTAAACTAATGAAGGAACAACCTGTGTTCCACAATACTGGGCATGCTGCTCAGTCTCGCTACGTTGCAGCCCTCACTAATCCGTGGGCTGCACCTCCCGTCCCCATCCCAGATTCATTTCTGGAGGCCAATGTGGCTAAGGTGGCTAAGGAGATAATTGTCCAAGATGCTACAAATCTCTATCTAAATTTTGTTAAGTATGTAGATTCCCCTACTGGGAATTACAAGTTGGAAGTCCTTGCTACCAATTCTGTTGGTGCAGAGCTTCACCGGAGCACTTACGACAGTGCTGTCGGCACTCGACTTGTAGCAGCTGGGATTTGCTTCGAAGACTCCCGGAATATTACTGACATCTCGGGACTTGTGACGTATTCTCATAACAGCGCTGCTGTTAAGGGTGGTGTTTATGAGCCCGTCTACCGGGATGTCAAAACTGAACGCAATAACGGAACTGGCTCTATGCGCTATACTCCGAAACGGCGTCAGGCTCTGGACTTTGAAGGCACCGTGAACGAACGACTCAGATTAGAATTTTCTGAGCCGTTTCGTGGTGTTGTTAGAATTGCTGCCATTGCTGAATTTGATGGCAGTGTTGGATTTACCGAATCCCTCACTAGCAACACCGATTTTGTATTGACTAATGTCATGCAGAATTATCACGCTGGACAATTCGCTGACACTCCTCTCCCAGATGTGGACGTTCACGTTCACCCTTCTCACACTTCAATTGAGAAGTCGGGATCAAGTATTTTCAACACAATTTGGCACGCCGCATCTCATTTCGTATCTCAGGCAGCTGGTTGGGCAAATAAACACCCAGCTGCTACTGTGAACGGCTTGAAGATGTTAGGTGCGAGGATGCCTTACATCGGTTCACTGTTGGCTCTGTCTTCAGTGGGGGTGTCCTCAACTACTGCAGCCATTGAGGCTCCCAGTAGCGTGCCTTTACTCGGGTGGTATTGAGCTTATGCGAATATTCTTTGCTAAGCTCAAAACAACATTCGGGTCTTGTTTTTGTAAGTATGAGGAGAGTTCAGCACCCTTGCCCCCAGGGACCACTGAAAATTCAGTGTGAAGAAGTTCGCCGCTTCTTCTGGGAAAGTAGCTTGACACCTATCCCTTACAACTCGACCTACGTCGAGTCTATAGGGGGGGAACTTATCCCCGGGTCATCCCGGGGAGACGATGTCCGTACTCTTTCTGGGCCCATTGGCACAAAGACAGTAACATCTACTCTTGGTGGTAACCAGGGTTTGGTGTCTGTCTCGACGCTGATGGGTTGAGAGTATGGCTTGCCCTACAGCAGCCTGGTGTGAAGTCTCGGTCTGGGGACCGAGCAATTCCTGCGTATTCTACGTGGGCGATCTATTTCAAAGCACTACATCACGGTGCAAAGAGGTAGTGGAAACTGACAAACAAATAAGGATTGGAGTAGCAGGCCTCGCCCGTAACTGTGTAAATCTCCAGCGCAGTCCGTATCCCCAGAGGGTCTTGTTTTAACTGAGTAATTTTAATGAGGC